ATTGCCTTTTTCACTAACTTCCACAAGGTTTCTTCGTCCATCCCTATGATTCCTCGTATTAGTGATAATTTGATTGTCGCAATCAGTTCCTTTTCGTTGCCTGTCATTCGCTTACTCCTCCCAAAATATCCGTGATAGACATCTGTCCTTCGATTCCCTTCGACTCCTCGACTTCTACCACAATGCAATCGTCGTTACCCTTCAAGTCCACATGTAATATCATGTGCTTGTTTAGTCCGTTGTTGCTGGTGTAGTCTCCAAAGTATCGCCAGCACCAAACCTCCATATCAAGCAACTTTTTCGGCACATTCCCGGCGATAAATCCCCAATATGGCTTGCCTAGTTCCTTGTGGTTGATTGGCTTGGTACAACACTTCCACCGTGGCTCGTGGTCTCCGTCTTTCACTCTATCTTCCGTTGCGCGGCTCCCGATGTGCCATGATTCAATCAGTTTGGCGCTTTTGTCTGTTACTTCCCGGACGTCAATGTCTAACTCGCACACATTTGCCGTTGTTTCGCATAGTTCCCGAAGTGTCATTCTCTCTCCCTTCTCGGCTCCGTTGAGCCGTTGCATCTAGCCCCGCACAACCTCGACGGACACATCCGGCAACATACGTGTGGGCACTCCGCATCGTCCAGCGCGTCGGCTACCTTCCACAGTTCGATTTTGTTGCAAGTGTGTCCCGAATATTGGCAAATGATGGTGGCGGGTTGTTCGCTTCTTGGTAGCGGTAAGAAATCCAAAATGTTCATTTGCCCTTCCATGCTCCGCCTCCTATCTGCCGTGCAAAATAGCGTTTTCGATTTTCTCCAAGGTCTTTTGCATCACGATCATTTCAAAGTATTCTTTACTCGGTGCCAATGCTCCGTATTTCTCCACTAGCCGGGCGTAGGCTTCGTCAATCTTCGCCTTTAGTTCGTCCATGCTCTACCTCCCGAAATAGTGCGCGCCGTATTGATAAAGTGGTTCACAGTAGGGATTATATTTCCCCTCCGTGAAAAACAAGATTTCCGTGTCCTCTCTGCCCTCTAATTCCTTCTGCACGGCTTCAAAAGTTAGGGTGCTAGGTTCTTCTACCCTGTTCATTCTTCCGTCCCAATATGAGGCGAATTGATAGGGTTGTGTTATAACCTCCGGGATGGTATCCGGGAACCGCTCGGAATCGACCCGGTTCAAAATCACATCCGCAACCAACTGTCTACCCTTTAGGTCTTGGTTGCCCGCCTCCGCCTCGACACATATTGCCAACAACTCCAAGCTGTCGCAATACTCTATCTCGGCAATGTCTGAAGCGGTCAGAATCGGCGGTGCGGTGTAGTAAACACCGCCGACCACTTCCGCGCCTCTTATAATCTTCTCCACTCCCATGCCGTCGTGTCGGTTGAGGTTCTGTTGGACTAACAGCCCAATCACTACCGCAACGCATAGGGCAAAAATATAGTAAATCCAATCTCTACGCATCAACTCACCTCCGTAATCATTCCCAGCTTGAAAGCCACAAAATAAATCACTCTCGACTTATACCGGGCGTATGTACTTCTGTCTGCATTGTTCGGATACCGTGTCCGATATAGGATGGAATCGCTCACGCCTTGGCGATACTCCGGCGGAATGGATGCGAAAGCCTCCTCGATCGCCTTGCATTTCTCCAAGTATTTATCACGCTGGATAACTCGGTTCACAACTCCATTCGGTGATGGTGAACCGTGAGGCATCCCATCATTTGCCGCCGCCGATTGTGTCAACAGGCTCTCGGCTTCGTCCTTCATTCTCTGATAGTCCCTAATTAGCCAAATGGTCTGATTGTAGACGCTGGCGGGTAAGACGTACTTGTTATTTTTCTTTCGCTGGTATTCCATCCTTCCCCTCCATGATTCTTAAAAACTCCGGGAACGTCTCCACATGTTGCACTAATTGCTTGTAAGTGTGGAAGGTTCTCTCCTTGGTTCTGTAAACAATCTGCCCTTTTCGGTCGGTGACTTGGAAGGTGGACTCGCCGTACATCTTCCCGGTGTAACCGTTCTCGCTTGTGTACTCTTTTACCATTCCGCGTCACCCTCCTGTGCCTGTTCAACCACTCGGACATTCTCAACGCATCCGGCATTCTTACCGAGGTCAAATGATGCCTTGGCAATCTCGTCCATGGTGTCGTAGATTCCCCACAAACACCACTCCCCGTCAACTTGCTTTTCTAGTCTGTACCCCATCTTAATCCTCCTTCATGTTTGCTAACTCTCGCGCTACATCCTTAATCCCGAAATCCTCCCGCAAGTCCTCGACTTCGCTTGCGTAGGTCTCCGCCTTCTTTGGTCTGCCCCGCTTGGGCTTCGGTGGCTCCATCAGCTCCATTGTGTGAAATGACTTCTGTAAACCGTTCACGGCCTCCTTGTACTTCTTGTTGGCCTCTTTAAGCTCTACCTCAAGCTTCGCAATCTGTCCCTTGGCTTTTTCCAACTCAATGTTCCGCGTCTCAATCCGTTCCTTGGCTTCTGCCAACTCAACAGAGCAATCATTTTCCGACGCGAATAACTGCGCCTTTTCCCTTGACGCCTCCGCCTCCTTAATTCTCTTTTCGTAGTCTGCGAACTTGGCCGCGGTGTTCTCCTCCAGCATCGCGATCAATTCCAAACATAAGCCAGCGATTGCCGGGCTGTGTTGTTTCGTTGTCTCAATCACCCTCTTTGCGTCTGCGAATGTCAGCATTATCTAACCTCCCTTGTTGTGCGCTAGTTAATAACTCCCTAACCTTCGGCGGCAAGTTCATTTCCTTCCGATGTCTAGCCGCCAAACTCTCGTAAATCATTCTGAAATTAGCCCGCGTCGCTTCTTGGTTCTCGCTTATACAGATATTGCGAAATCCTATTCGCTTGGCGGCTTCTGCCGTAATCGGCGATAGTGATGCAATGGCTTCGTCCACCCGGTACATTCCGAAATAACGGATAGCCCTTTGAACTTCTTGCCACCCTTCGCCCCAATCGGGCAACTCTCCCATGGTCGCGGTGGCGTATCCTTCCCGGATGTCAGACACCGCCGGAGACCACTTGTTATTAGCAACCCATTGTTGCAATACCGCGCTTGCGATGTTGTACGGTATATCCTCTAATTGTTGATACCATAGAGCCATGGCTGGCTTGTTTGGTAGTAGGTTTTCCCTTGGGTAATAGGTACGTAACGCCATTGCGAATTGTGCAAATTCTTCCTGTGTCAAGTTATCCCTCCTTTGGCTCGTATCGCTCCGGCAATTCCATCCACGCAACAACCTTTTCCTCAATCTCACGATCGTAATTGAAAATCTGTTGCCACTTGTCACCGTCATAGCAAGCAACGAACATGTCCCCGTATTCACCCTGTACAAGGTAATACTTGGTTACATTTCCAACCGTTAAGCCCGGCTCCGGCAATCTCTCGCTCACAGGAACCCATCTTGTATGTTCAAGGGCTTTGATTGCCATATCAAGTGCTTGCCCTAAATATCCATCTTTAGTGTTTGGCTTTTTAATCGCACCCTGTAATATCTCAACTGCTTCTTCTCGTTTCATATCAGCCCTCCTTCGCCCACTCTGCCGCCATATTGTAGAAATCATCCAACTCGGCGGCGGCTTTAGATTTCTTCGGCTGGTGTTCCTTTACTGCATCAATAACCCATTTGCGAATAGCCAAATAGTGACTCTTGTACTTGGCTCCCTTCATTTCGATGTATTCGTCAAGGTAGGTGATAGCCTGTTGGGTGAGTTCTTCGCCGTAGTCGGCTTTTAGCTTCTCAAGTTCGGAATCCTTGAGAAGAACGTGTGCGTATTCGCCGTGGGCGTGCTTGCTCTCTCCTTTACTTTCCTTAACTTGACTATCCTTTCCTTTACTATCCTTACCTAACCTAACCTGTGCGGACATTTGACCGAAATTTGACTGACATTTGACTGACATCTGACTGACATCAATGGAATCCAGCAATTTCGGCTCATTGAACCATTGCACGCCCTGTTTTTCTGCCGCAACGATTTTGTCCCACGTCTCAATGGCTTCTTTGTTGTTGAGTTCTCCTGTCTCCGTGTCTTGGATGGATGCGTTGCAACTTCCACAGATAACGGAGATATTTTCCAGCTCATGCGCGCCGCCCTTTGAAATCGGGTGATTATGTTGAATCGTTGGGATGGTCAATCTTGAACTTGACGACATCTTGCAACCACATACCGGGCAAGTGTGACCCTCAAAAGCCCTACGCATCTTGTAGGTGAAGCTATAAGGGAGACAGCTTTTTTCGTATGCAATTTTCCTCTTGTCGGTTGCTGGTAGAGACTCGATGACATTCAATTCTTGGTTAAGGGTGTACGCTCCATTGTCTTTAACAATCAACATTTCCCTTTCTTCCTTGTAGTTCGTTTCCGTCAATCTGTCTCCACGGATGTAGTTGTGTATCTTCCAATGCTTGATAACAACTACGCCGGACTCAAACGGGATAATAAAGTTCTTGGCAACCAGCAACTTCAAATCATCTTCGGTTGCTCCAATCATTCTCTGTATTTTCTTGGGGTTATTTATGAATCCTTCGTCATCGCCCCTCATGCTCAAATGGAAATACAGAGCCTGTGTTGTTAGTGGCATATCTAAAAATGCGTCACTATCAATAATCGTCTTTGCGAACATTCTCCGTTCCGCCATCTCTATTTGCCTCCTCCCATGCCTTGTATAGTTTCATCCAATCGTCGATTTGCATCGTGACCAGCCACGGCTGGCGGCTAGTCTTGTGAAATACCGCCGGGATGCCTCCATCTTTTCTTGCCGCCTCCTCAACGGCTTGGTCGTATGCTTTTCTGACATTCAGCTTTTCGACCACCTTGCATTCGACGTGGATGCCAGGCAACCCGATCACGTCGGCTTCATGTCTGAAACAATCGCCGCGCCGGGTGTCGTATCCGTGGAAGTTGAAAATGTCTCGCAACATCCTCTCCCCGCGTTGTCCTTTATCTCTTGACGCTTTACCGCCCAAATTTTCCTCCTTTCTCCCTCCCGGAGGAGGGGGTAAAAATCATGGCTTTGTTGTGGTATATGAAAGCCAAAAGGATTTATAGCCAGCTTTTGCCGAAGTCCCGGCGGAAATCCTCGCGGGTTCCGTAATGGGTTTCGTAAAAGCGTTGACCAGCTTCATGTAGTTCCTGTGCTAAATCGGGGTTGAAATGCACCCCGGTGTTGCCTGTGTGGTGTTCGTGGCAGAGCCAAACCTTCAGACCGTAACGCTCGGAAACTTTGCGGTTTGCCGTTCCACCGAATACGTGATGCGATTCGAGGTTGCTGGTGGTTCCGCACACATAGCATTCTTTGTTAGCTTGTATGACTGACTTCATGGCGTTTCCATTCCTCCTCTAGTCGCTTTAACTCATTCGGTGTTAGGACTTCTATGTTGTACTGTTTACACTCCATCACGGTGCCTTCTATCAAGGCCGCCATTTCCCGCGAATTGTATGTGTGGCTACCTCGATACACCCGGTAGAAGTACGCCCCATCCTCGGACATCTTGACGAATTTCATGTGTACTTCTTCGCGTTCTTGCATGAACTCCGGCGGCGCGTTGGTCTTGTAAATCAGCGGTTCACCATCCTCGATATACTCAATTTGACCGTAAGACGTTATCAGCTCATTTTTCATCCGTGCCATGGATACCCCGGCGGCTTGCCGTAGCTTGTCACACAACACGTGAAAATAGGCGTTTGCGTCTAGACTTCGTTTATCGCTCCATTTAGAGAGTTTTAAACGGTAGGGGTGGGAATTATCGAGTGCTTCGATTTCGCCACGATTTGCCCCCTCTAACGCGATTGTGAGGGTATATCTGTTAGTCGATAGTTCCCGGCTAATTCCAAGGATGTATCCCTTACTTTCCATTCTTCTCCTTTTCGTTCTCTCTATCGTTGATGGTTCGCATCAGTTCGCCGTATTGCTTGTTCGTTAGTTCGGTCAGCTCCTTCACGCAATATCGGTCGTGTACCCATGCCAACTGTTTTTCTGTAAGAATCTTCGCCAGCGTCTCCGCGTCCTTCTTGGTGATTTTCTTTTGCATTTCCTTCAAGGTCTCTTTCTCCTCGTCGGTCAGCTCCGGCAAATCTTCCTTTGCGTAGATGTAAAGACCCAAGCCAAACATTGCTAAATTCTTTACAAGGCACCGCATAACCGTCTTGTTGATGTCAAACATCGTCGCGGCCTCTACGGTCTTTTCGCCCCATTTGGTTGTGTACTTGTACGGCTCCGCCTTCATTGCCTTGTTGCTGGCGTTCATGACAGGCAACCACATTTCGTGCGTTGTATCCTCAATGGTCACTCGCGTGTAAACCATGTACCCGGTTTTCGGGTCGTACACGTAGGGCAAGCCGTCAAACTTCACAACCTCATAGGTGGAATCCGGGCAAATCTTCATGATTGCCGCCCAAGCCCAAGGCCATGATAGATAGGTGAGTTCGGTTCCATCCCCGCCTTTAACGTTGCTCAAATACTCGTCTAGGTTCTTTCTGTAAAGTTCCTCAAATAGTTCCTTCTTCATGTATCCTCCTTATGGTATTAGCCTTTCCGGCTCAATCGTGTCTGTATCTACTACCTCACAGCATCCAAGGCAGATATATTTGCCATCGCTCCGCTTCACCGCCTTGTCGAATCGAAAAACGTTGTCTCCACACTCGGCGCACTCGGTGAACGGTTCCGCGCTCTCGGCTAGATACTTGTTTAATTGATAATCAAAAGCCTCTCTCATTCCGCCCTCCTTGAATTGGTAAAATGGGCGTATCCCACTTACTAACACTTACAACCTCCGTCCACAGAAGGGGCAGAAGTTAATTGTTACCCTCGAATCAATTCCGCTTTCCCCGGCGTGAAATTCTGTTGTAAGTAGGTTGCCGAAGATGTAAGACTCTGCAACCAATTCCTTACCCAACGCCACGCCCAGCGTCTCGCGGTAAATCGTTTCGCAATCTCTTGGAATTTCCCCGGTGCAATACTTGCACCCTTCCGACTTGTTTTCTATCGCTTGTATATATCCCTGTTTCATTACAAAAACCTCTCTGCGTGGAACGCTCCCGCCGTTACTAGGAGAATGCCCGCAATCGCAATGAATGCCCCCGGCTTGCTAATTGCTCCGCTGGAATCTTCAATTGACATCCCTACAAACATTGCAATCAAACCAATGCACATGATCGTGGTACTCATTTTTTCACCAACCTGTACTCTGCGATTCGCTTCTTCTCGCCGTAACGGTTGATAACCTCTTTTGACAGAGTGGTTATCTGATACCCGGCGGCGCGCAACTCTGAAATTCTTGCGGCAAGTCTGAAGCATCCATAACGGTCTAGTGCTACGATTGCGGTGATTCCTCTGTGTGTCTGTAAGTGCTTCAAAATGTCTGTGCATTGGCTCATTTTCTCCCTCCTATCAACTGCCCTACGGTAGCGGCGTCAATGTTCAATATTTCTATAACCTCTATAAGTTCCTTTGTTGTGAGTCCGCGCCGTTTCAACTTCGCGGATGTCACTTGCTGGGATAGTCCCAACAGTTCGCCGAGTTCCCTTTGCGTCATGCCCCGGGCTTTCATCTGCCCGATAATGTACGCGTATAAGTCGGCGTCCTTGTATTCAATTCTTTTTCCGTTGACCCTCGGCATTCTCACCCCTTTCCGTAGATTTAAAATCTACCTAACCCGCAAAAAAAATACGCTTCATGTCTGCGTTGTTGATTCTTAAAAGCTTGCAAAGGGTCTTGATTTCGGACGCCACAAACTCGCTACGTCCGGCAATCTTGTTTCCCAAAGATTCGCGGGTGATTCCTAACTGTTCCGCGATATACTGTCTCTTAAACCCGCTCGCGTCGATGCGCTCATTTAACAGCTCTCTGTTCGTCATTTGCCTACCTCCTTTCGAGTAGATTTATTATCTACTCCATCACCTTAACACCGCGTAGATTATATGTCAACTATTTTTTTGCATTTTGTAGATTATTTTTCTCGTCCGTGGTATATTCAAGTAAAAGGAGGCGAATACAATGATAGGCGAACAGATAAAGAACAGGCGGCAAGCCTTGGGGCTTACACAAGAAGAACTAGCCCGGCGCATGGGCTATAAATCAAAATCCACTATCAACAAAATCGAACTGGGTATCAATGACGTGTCACAATCTAAAATCGTGCAATTTGCCCGCGCTCTGAATACTAGCGTAGATTATTTAATGGATATGGGCGGCGTTGAGGCACTTGTTGAGACCACACCCAGCGACTACGGAAGATTATCAACTGCGAATCAAAAGGTTGTTAATGAATTGATCGCGTTGCTTTTGCGCGCGCAAGGTGGAGAACAATGAAGATTGAAAAACTACCATCGGGAAACTACCGCATCCGCCAGCAATACAAGGGTAAGCGGTATTCGATAGTTCTGCCCTACAAGCCAACAACAAAAGAGGCAACGGAGTTGATGGCGGCGAAGATGGGCGATACACCGGGACGGTTGACCTTGGAAAGCGCCGGGCGTCAGTATATCGACAACCGTTGCAACGTCCTGTCTCCTTCCTCAATAAAGGAGTACAACAGGATACTAAAATATCTATGCGCTCATGAATCGGAGTTCATGGCGTTACCATTGGGAAGAATCGAACAGGAGGATATACAAGCATTCGTGAATCGGTTGACGGTTGGAAGAAGCCCCAAGACCGTGAAATGCTATTATACCTTTGTAGCCTCCGTATTGGGTCAATTTCGCCCTTCTTTTGCCTTTAGGGTAGATTTACCCATGGCACACCGAAAAGAGACCTATACGCCAACATTAGAGGATGTAAAGAGAATATTCGCGGCGGTGGATGGCACGCGCTGGGATGTACCGTTCCAATTAGCCGCCTACGGACTCCGCCGAAGTGAGTTGTGCGCCCTTACCATGGCAGACCTCGAAGGGAATCACCTTACAATCAACAAATCAAAGGTTTGGGACGGTTCCCATTGGGTCATTAAGGACTACCCCAAGACTACGGAATCATTCCGGGTGATATATCTGCCCGATTATCTCGTAGAGAAGATACACCGCCAAGGGATGCCGGATGTATATATACACAAAATCACGCCCAAGCTTCACAAGATACAAGACAAGTTAGGGATACCACGTTTTAGGCTCCACGACTTCCGCCACTTCTTCGCGTCCCATGCTCACGCGCTGGGCTTGTCGGATGCCGACATCATGGCAACAGGCGGCTGGAAAACAGACCACGTTATGAAGTCGGTCTATCGTAAGGCCATGAGAACCGAAGAAGCAATGCAAGCCTTCGGAGATTCCATGACCACTTTGTGACCACTTCATGACCACGACTCGTACAAAATCCCATTGTAGCGCACAACGTGACGTTGTAAATTAGACGCAAAAAAGCCCTTGAAATCACGGTTAAATGCCGTAAAATCAAGGGCTTTCATACAATCGGAGTGACAAGACTTGAACTTGTAGGAGGGCAAGCCAAATCCCGCACTCTTTCGCCGTTTTCTATTTTTCTGTGACCATTTCATGACCACGTTTCGCAATATCCGCCCGGATAAGTGCCTTGATGTATCCTTGGCGGTTCCCGGACGCCTCCAACGCTTCGAGAATATCCGCGTCGGTGGTCGTGTTCAACTTTAACATAACTTGTTTCGTGTGCGCCGCGTCATACTTGGCCTGTGCTTTCTTGCTTGCTTCACTTACCATCTTATACCCTCCACGATCATTTTTGATTATACGTCATTACTCCAAATCTTCCAACCTTTGCCCTCGTAACCTCCGGGTGCGGGTTTCTATCTACCAATCAGCACCGAGGGATTGAAACTCGGGTCTTGCCGACAATTTCTTGTTGTACTGCTGTAACTCCAACACCTCATCCGCGGTTAGATTGTACTCACCAATCCATTGTTTGATTAGGGTGCTGTTACCGCTTGCCAAACCGAACAGGCGCAAGCCTCGCTCAATTTCTTCCTTGCACCACTTCATGATTTCTTCCCTACTCATATTCTACTCCTTTCCGGGCGGTTTAGCCGCCGCCCTCGGCTTGGTGTTTACTTTTCGATTGTGACGATTTCGTTTCCCTTTTCCATCTCTGCGTACATCTTCCAAAATGTGATGATGTTGTAGCCGTTCTCTCTGTACTCTCTTACCTTTTCTTCAAATTCTTTCTTTGTTCTAACCTTAATTGTCATGTTGTGTACCTCCTTTAACTGTCTTTATTATAGTATAGGTATATACCTATGTAAATACTTTTTATAAATTTTTTCAAAAAAAATAAGGGCACCACGAAGGATGCCCAAATGAAAGGAGAAAACAACAGATACCTTACTTCGTAATGAATGCGGAGAACCCCGCACGCTTTAAATCTGCCAACAGCTTCTCCGCGTTGGCTTTGTTCTTGAAAGCTCCAACCTGTACCCTGTAAATGGTGTTTGCGTCACCTGTGGAGGTCTCTGCCTTACTTCCGCCCGCCTCCTTGTCTGTTGGTGCGGCTGGCTCCGTGTATCTCTGCCCGGTGAGACCGTACACGATAGCGGATGCCATAGAGTAAGCATCATACAATCTCGCGTCGTCCGCATCATCCACGAAACAACATTCAATCAACATTGCTTTTGCCTTGGTCTTGCGGAGGACATAGAGGTCTTTGTTGACCTTCACGCCGCGATTCTTGAAGCCTAGAGCGGCGATAGCGTCACAAACCTTTTTCGCCTGTGGCACGCTGTTATCGTAGGTGTAGACCTCTACGCCTGTTGTCTTGCCGTTTCCGGAGGAATCTCTCGCCCCGGAGTTGAAATGAATAGATACGTCCAAATCAACCGTGTTAGAGTTGCACTTGGCAACAATCTTGCTCAATACGTCCGCCTGTGATGTTCCGTTGTCAACGGTGCAATCATACACGGTATGGCCTAATAAAGTTAGCTGGCGGATAACTTCATTCT